ACATAATAGGCGACAAGAATGTAGATAATTTTTGTTTACCTGATGGGGATGCAAGATTATACACAAACTCAAAACATCATAAATCCTTGATTGAAGCAATAGGTGATGCATATTGTCATGAAGATAGGGAAGCTGTATCACCACACGATTTTTTTTTATCTGACTTGAATGGCTGTTGGGTTAGGGGCGATTGGGCAAAATCAAGCGCGCATTCCGTGAAGCCTCTAAAAATGAAAACGGAGGAGGCAAACGATGAGTGAAGAAATGAAAGAGAATCCAGAAATCCTTGGAGGCAATGGACTTATCGCTCATGAAATATATATTTTGCTAAAAGAATATGGCTATGAAGAGTTTGTAAAAAAATATGATGTTTTTGTTTGTTTACAAATAAATTACGAGGCTATCAATAGACACACTAGCAGTCTCACTTATAATACTGCCCTTTGGGGCGCGGCTTCTTTAGAGGATGGAGGCATACCAATTCCTATCCCAACGGGTGCCCCTGGAGTTCTTGGCTTGTCTGAGTCAGAAAAAGCATTCATTGAAAAAAGCCACTACGGTGGAGTTTGTTGTGGAAAACACTTTTTTGACGAAACTAGAGACTGGAAAGAATTGGTGACAAAAGAAGATTTTACGCTGTTCAAAACAGATGTTTTAGCTAGATTTGTATTGTTCCATGACAATTGGTTCCCCTTTAACTTGTATTTTAAGCTAAGGCAGAAAAAAAATGAGTAATGATAAAATAACAGAAGATTGTATCAAAAGAAAAGAAAAAGAGCATAAAAAAACATGTTCAGGATACAAAACTTATACTGATTTTAAAAAATTCTTAAATTCTCGGAATGGATACTATTTATCTGGCCCTAAATTAATAAAAACAAGTTGCGAATTTCATATAGAGGATGCGACATTTTTTGAATCAGATGGGTCAGGATATATAACGGTTTATTGTCAAGGGTTTTCCATAAATAAAAACAGAAAAAAATCCTTTTTGAAAAATCTATTTGAAAAGTTTTATTTGTTTTCACCATATGCAAAACCATATAGAAAGGATGTTCACATCTTTGCATATGTTGATGATGAAAGAATTGAATTGAGTCCTTTTACTGCTAATCTGTAAATTGAAAAAAGACATGCAGAAAAAATTTGAAAATGGAAAAGTTAGGAAAAGTTAGGAAAATTGAAAAAAGTGAAAATTAGAATAGATAAAAAATCAAACCTAGCAACCATTAGAAAATATTGGATTGAACATTTTAATCGTCATGGGCGGGCACCATCCCAATTTGAACTTAGCAAGTACACTGGTTTGTCCGAACTTACCGTATGGAAGCATCTCAAGGATTTCAAGATTGATCTGAATACGTCTGATTATAGAATTGCTGTCGATTCAGTTGTAGAGAAAATTCTTAGGGTTGTACATTCTGAAGAATCAAAAACAAGCGACAGTTTAAGGGCTTGCGAAGTCTTCTTGAAATACTTCACAGGAATAGATATTGAAGATCATCATACATCTAACTTTCAGATCAACATCAAAACAACGCCTAGCGAGCCTAAAGGCCTTCTGAATGGAAAGGAGGTGAAAGACTAATGACCACAACTACTTTTTTAATTATATTGGGGGGTTTATGCTGGACGTTTTTGTTTTTAATTTACTCGGATATTTTACTTAAAAATTTCAATCGGAAGAAATTTGACAAGGAACAGCTGAGAAGATACTTTAGCTATGAGATATCTGCGCTGGATCAAGGAGATGGGCAATATCGGATTGCTATTCCGCAGGTAATGGAGTTAATGAAAAACATTAACAACGTAACACATGGAAAATTATATAGTTGGATTAAAAATGAGTATATTCCTTCCTCTAAAATAACGCATGGAACTGGTGCTCAAGTTGGGACTATGCAACAAGACCAATTTAAAAGCCACACTCATGATAGGAGGTGATTGAAATGATGGAGGACGCGACATTTATTGAGTTGGTTGTGTTTTGGGTAATCATATTTGCTGCGATTATATAAGAATATTTGACTTGAAAGGAGGTGACAAAAATGCCCTACAATTTAGTTAAGAGATCAGGGGAAAACCCATACAAAATAATAAACAAAGCCACTAGAAAACAGGTTGGTTCTTCTACTACAAAAGCAAAGGCGCAAGCATCCATACGTGCTCGTTATGCTGGGGAGAAGAAACCAGAGACGGCAAAGCCTAAACCAAGTGGAATGTTAATCTTCACAAAGCCTAAAGGCAAATGGCTTTAAAGTTCATTTTTTTTATGTTAAAATTACCATGAATGGAGTAATTTTGATATGGTTGAAATGTTTAGAACCAACTGGCACAAGAAATCAAGACTTCTATCTAGACAGATAGAGCTAAGGATTTTTGAGTATCTACTTGTACAGTGGGAAAGCATGGAGAGAAATCAAACCCCTCACTTGCTTGGGGGAACATTTGCCATATTGTCCATGGAGCATGTAGCTAGAGGGCATCCCAATAGAAGGATTAATCAGATACAATATGCAAGCTTGAACGATTGGTCTTCATCTTTGTTACAGTTGAAACAAGCTGGGCTTGTGAAGATAAAGGATTTCAATAATACTAATGCAGAGGGGGAGGATATAGTTTGCTCAAGTTTTAAATTTAAAATTTTAAATGTTGATGACTATGTAGATTTTTATAGAAACAAAATAACAGAGCTTTCGCACGAACGGCGAACGCCTATCGGAGGATAAGAAATGGAAATTGAACATATTAATTGGATTTTGCTTTCTCAAATTGTAATTATTTATTTTATGGGAATGCTAGCGCTTTTCTTTTATTATCGATTACGATTTGTAGATAAAAAGAATTTAGATCCAATCAAAGTCTTTAAGCCTAGATCAGCAGATGAAGAAGAGATCAAGAGAGCTAATAACGCAAGAAAAGCCAGAGGCTAGTGAGAGTACTTGATGATGACGGAAATATTAACATCAAGATAAATCCACTACAGTCTAAAGTTTGGAATTGTATTTTTGACGATATGGGAGAGTTGAAAAAAGATGATACAAACGAGGTTGCGGTGTTTGGTGGTTTTGCTAACGGAAAAAGTTTCATCATAATGTTGATTACATGGATACTATGTGTTAAATTTCCCGGCTTAAGGTTTATGTTTATTAGAGCAGTAGCCAGAGATTTAGACACAACAACTATAGACCAATTCAAACTAATGTTCCCCCCCGAATCTTCTGGATATTCCTTGAAGATACAGGCTAAAGAAGCTCATTTTGATAATGGCGCTATAATATTTTTTAGAGGATTTGATGCGACTAATATAGATAGAATTTTGTCTACTACTGTTGACTGTGCAGCAATGTGCCAAGCCGAGGAAATTGACCATATTGTTTTCACGCAATTGATTGGCCGCTTACGTGGGAAGTCAATCCCCAAGAGGTTTTTATTAGTTGAGGGAAATCCTAAAGAGACATGGGCCAAGAAGAGGTATAAAGAAAGCCCCCTTCCTAGAGGTGTTTGTTTCTTTGAAGCACCTACAAGCGTGAACGAAGAAAATCTTCCACCAGAATACGAGACTCGAATGCGTGAAGTATTTGGAGATGCACAAGTGGACGCGTACATCGAGGGAACTTGGGATAGTACTTCTAATTTGGTCCATCCAGATTTTGACGAGTTCAAGCATGTTATCCCTCCAACCAAAATTGAGACAAACTGGTTTAGTTTGGTAGGGTTTGATCATGGAATTGTTAATCCAAGTGCCTTTTTATGGATATCGATAAATGAACTAAAAGAAATTCACATATGGGATGAATTTTACAGACCAAAGGCTAGTTTTGAAGAGTTGGTTTTTGCAGCCAAAAAAAATGGACGAATCCCAATTGTAGCAGACTATTCAATTAAGCGTGCTGATAGGGATGGTATTTCTTTGTGGGATGACCTGATGAAACAGGGCTTATCTTTGAAAGAATCGAACAAAGATAAAAAGGGCAATATAAGACTCATAAATAGACTTTTCCATGAAAGGCGACTCTTTATACATAACAAGTGCGAGAATCTTATTAGAGAGCTAAAGAGCTATCAATGGAAGACTCCTACAGCTAGGAACATTGAAGATCCAAAGGAAGAAGTGCTAAAAAAGGATGATCATGCAATTGATGCGTTACATTATGGCATTAGGTATTTAGTTGATGCAGAGGTAAAAACTCACGAAGAATTGAACTATAAGAATACGATTGCGGGCAGACTTGATTTGTCACTGTCAAGAAAAAACGCTAAACTTAGAGCGTAAAAAAAAAGGAGAAACAAAAATGAATACTGAAGAACTTTTAGAAAAAATAGAAACATTGAGAGAGGATATAAAAAAAGTAGAAAACAAAAACCACAACTTAAATCTAGAATTAGAGGATATAAAATTAGCTAAAAACCCTACACTTTTGTACGAACATCTACAGAGACATGATTATGCGCTTGACCGCTTAGATGAAAAGATCGATAAACAGAACGTTAAATTACAACGGGTCCTTGACGAAGAACTAGTTGAAATTGTTAAGGAAGGAGAGTTGCGAGTATTGTGGGTTAATTCAGGACTTACATTAAAAGAGATTGCTAGTCCAATGAATACAGATATTAGCACTGTTTCTAAGCTGATTAATGACAAATCTAAAGATATTCAAAAAAGAATTGCTTTAAAAAAGTTTCTAAAAAACGAGATCGTTGAAAAAAATGCCTAACTACGATTTCAAGTGTGATGAGTGTGGAACTACCTTTTCAGAAAATTTAAGTATGGGGAATTATGATGAGGAAATTCAAAACGTTGTTTGTGTTAAGTGCAAAAGTCAATATGTCGAAAGAAACTTCAAAAACTCTAAGGTTACTTTTACTCCTGTTTTTACGGGATATACACATCATGACGGGACTTATTTGAGCACTCAACGAGAATTGAATGCTTGGGAAAAAGAAAATAACCTTGTTAGATTGTCCAATAGAGAAGGATTAGAAGAGGCACACATACAAAAGAAAAATGTTAAGCGAGCTACGAAGAGACGCATTAGAAAAAAGGCTGAAAAGTTAATTGCTAAAATAGTTGAGAAATAGTTCTTTCTTTACATCATTGAAAGCGGAGGGGGGATTTCTTCGCTAACAGCTAAAGAAGGACCTGAAGAAAGGGTCAATAGGTTGAATGTTTTTAGCAATCTTATGATCGCTTCACTCTTTTCTGCTATAAAACTATCAGGCAGTTTATCTATCATGTCTATTAAATCCTTGGGTTTCAATTCATGTCTTTGCAAGACCTCTAATAATAAATCGTCTTGGTCTTTAGACTCCGAGTCTTTAGTTATTCTCTCTTCGTATTTTTCAATGACTGCGTGATAGTTTGGATAATCTAAGGATTCCAACAAAAATCGTTTAACGTCTGGGTCCTCAATAGGCCCAAAAAATCCTTGTTGGGCAAGGTTAAGTGTTAGTCTTGCGGTTTCTGATCTAGACCTAGGCATATTAGAACCAGACGTTATCTTGACCTCATATTCGGCAATAGAAAGATCGCCTTTAAGTTCCTGAACCATTTCTACTTGCTTGTGTTTGTTGATAATATATTTCCTCAAAATGGTAGAAGGTTGATCCCCCTCTTCCATAATAGGCAAAAATTCTATAAACTCCCCGGTGGTAATCCTTAATATCCTAGCTTGGGTATAATATAGTTGGATTAAAGTTATAATCTTATTGGAGATTCCAATTAAAAACTCACTGTATTTTCGTTGTTGATCCCTTATAGAGGTCATAGGAGATTCGTTAAGATCCTCTACCATCTGGCCAGAACTAACCCCAACAGGTCGTTCTCCAGAAATCATCATTTTATTTACCCTCCCAATATCCATCATGTCTGATTTTATTGTTTCTAAGTATTGCAACATACTTCCAATCGAGCCAATGGTGTTGGTGCTAAAGAGTTGTGGAAAAGCCCCTTCAGAAAGAGCCCCATAATCTAAGGTAATAACATTTCTTCCTCTGATTAAGTCATCTTCTGATATCCCACTTTGAACCGGATTTATGATGATGTCCATATGATCTGCTACTAAATTTCGTACCCTATCGTATCCCCTATCAAGTCGGTCTTGTAGTTGTTGCAAGTCTCTGACTTGTGAGTATCCAAATATGCTGTTTGGGGCATATACGGGCGAGTACAGCTCAAATGGAAAGCCAAATGGATAGTCTATAGGTTTATCTTCAATAATAACATCATTACTATAGGTAATGACCCTTCCATTAGGATATTTCAGACGTTGATACGATAGGGATTCATTGTTAGAAGAATTGTCTGAGTCTGGGTCTATAAATATTGAATCATCTTTAATATAGCATTCCCATAGCACAACGTTTTGAGTTGTTTTTTTATAGTTAAGTTTGTTGTCCTCTTTTGTGACGTATTGAGTTGAAGTGGTTGTGTCATTGGTATAGGTTACAGAACCGGTAGACTTTTGGACCTTTTCCCACATAGACCCCTTTTCTTTAGAAGTTTCTGGTTCGCTAACTAACTTATTTATTTTTTCTAACATTTCAGGGTCATTTTCAAATTTCTTTTTAAGATCAAATAACGATTCTACTTTCTTGACAAAGATGTAATTGCAGGTCTCAATTGAAGTAGCACTAGGGTCAGGATAAAAATTAAGGGGCTCAATAAACTCTAGACCCACATTCCCTAATCCTTCATCCTTTTTTGCATCCCAAAAAACTTTGCAGATAGAAACCCCATTGATCATTGCAGACTTAGCAAATTCACTTTCTAGGTTAGGATATTTATTATTATAAAGAACGTGTTGCAAGCAATCATTTAAGATCTGAGCCTTATCTTGAATACTTTGTATTTCATTGAAAGTAGCATGAGAGACTGCTCTCGGGGTAACTTGTGTAGAAAGGTTTTGGTCTAGCACGAGTGTTGATTTTGTATCGATAATTGGTTTTATCATATTATAATTAGTTTTGGAGGTGGATTTGCCATCGACATCTTCAGAGTGACTTTCAGAAAAATAATATTTGTTGTACTTCTCTAAAGTTTTGGCAGGGTGAGTTGAAACAGCTTTCTGTTTTAAAGTTTTAAGATAATCAAGTAAAACTGAACCTTCCTTCATATTCTATATTATAGAGTGGTAAATAGCCTCACCCCCTTGAAATTTATTTCCAATTGTTGAAACGTTTTTCAGAATTAGAAAAAAGAATCAATTTCTTATGCTCGTAGGAATGTTCAAACTAATAGTAGCAAGGAGGCATTATTAATGAAATTATTGAATAGAAAATTAACGCTAAAAAAAGATTTAGAAATTGTATGTGAAATCACGAAGTTTGTGCCTAAAAACTCCTCTAAGGAATTAAATAGATATGGAGTACAGGTTCCAGAAATAGGAGAACTTCTTTTATCAGAAAATGTTGTCCTTAATTTATTTGATCTTATTCCAGAATCAATCCCCAAGAAAAAAGAAGTATCTAAAGATATTAGTGAGATTAGTGAGAGAAGAGCAGAATTGAAATCGCTTACCAAAGCAGCCTTGCTTGAAGTGGTAGAGGAAAAAGAGCTTGAAGACGAAATTGCAAGCTCTCTTAATAAAGAACCTTTGATCGAAGAAATCCTAAAGAATGAATTTTCAGAGGAGGACTACGAACAAGGTTAATATTACTTAGAAAGGAGAATTTGTTATGGAAGTGCCAGCCGACACCCAATCGCCTGAGTTAGCTTCTCCAATCACCCAAGAATCCTCACAAGAAACTGGGCTAGATACAGGAAGCACTCAACAAGAAGAATCAGGGCTAGTTGAAGGGACAAGTGAGGAAAGTAAGGGGGAAGAATCAATCGCACAAGAGGGAGACCCTTCTTGGACGGATGATCCAAGAGTTGAATCATTTTGGAAAGGAGAAGATGGAAAACCTGATCCAAACAAAATGTATTCATATACTAAATCGCTAGAATCACGCCAAAGCGAATTTGACGATTCTAAAAACAAATTAAAAGAATTAGAAGGAAAGTTAGAAGAGAGCGACACATTTCGTACTCAAGTCCAAGGCTTGCTTGATGATCCAATTCAAGGACCCATTATGCAAAAAGCCTTTCAAGACGCCGAATATGCAGTTGCAAAGACTAAATATGGTGAACTACCTGATTCTGAACTAGCTTATAGGTCGGAGCGAGATAACCAACTGGAAGGGCTTCAAACCCAATACCAGGAATTGGAAAATAAAATGCTCCAAAAAGAACAGCTCGATTTAGCTGACAAGGCCATTGAAAAGATAAAGGCCACAGCTAAAGAAGTAGGCATCGATCCCAGGATCGAAGACTTTGTCAAACACGCCATTGATAATGAGGTTCCAGTTAATAGCTTTTTAGCAGAATGGAACTTACTTACAATGGCCAACCAAAAAGAACACTGGATGAAACAAGGCCAGATTCTTTCTCAACAAGGCAAAGAAAAGAGCCAAGTTGGTTCTTTAGCAGGTTTAGCTTCAAATAGGATATCGGAAGATCCAAAGACCTATAGATCGATAACAGATAGAGCCTCAAAGTTAGTTGATAATCTTTTTAGCAGACAACCTTCTTAAATAATTAAAAAGGAGAAAAGACAATGGCAACAATAGATGATATTACCGCCTTGGCGCATCAGTTAATTTTACCTGAAATGCCAAACCAGTTAGTGAACGCAAATTATTTTTATTACTGTATTATGAGAGAAGGGCGTCGAAAGAGGGAAACAGGGGGAACTTTCATTCAACAACCCATTAAAATCAAAAAAAATGCAGCCGCTGGTTTTATTGCTGGAGATTCTACCTCAACAATAGACAATAACTCGGCCCAACAATTTTCTAATGCTCAATTCAATTGGAAATATTTCTATTATAACGTTGTAGTTACACTAGAAGAATTGACCAAAGCTCAAAACACAAAAGAAGCAATCAAGGATATTGCTGTTGCAAAGGCTGAGGGCGCAATTGAAGATGCTGTACAAACTATATCTGAAGCTCTACATGGAAATGGCACGGACTCCGCTGGAAATGCATTTAACGGCCTTGGAGATCTCTTTGCAGCCAGTGGTGTTGCTTATGGTGGGATCACCGACACAGACTCCGGATTTGGCGACTGGTTAGCAAGTATTGACGCGGCAACAAATACAGTAAATTATACAGCACTTTCTGGAATGCTAAATGAATTGTCCTCTAAATCCACAATGTATGGAATGAATTTGGAAACTAAGCGTCCACGCTTTGCTCCAGATGTCATAATTTCAAACTATGCGGTACGGGATAAGTATATGGTTTCTCAACAAGGAAATCAAAATTACTATAATACTAGAGANCTAGATTCTGGCTTTGATCTAGTAAGAGTAAACGGAGTTCCTTGGATGGTTGATAGCTATAGTCCTGGAACAATTGATAATAGTACTACTGATAATTTTTGTTACATCATGTCTACAGAGTCAGTTAATTTTGTATACAAATATGGACTTGATACGGACTCCCCAGTTGATGCACAACAAACCGCATTCAACCAACCAATCAAAAACAATGTTTCATACTTAGTAGGAAATATCACCTGCAAAAAACGAAACTCAAACGGCGTCTTTAAAACTTTAGTCGCATAGTTTTGTTTTCACTAGAACAAGAGGGTACAGACACGAGCTGTACCCTCACAAAAAAGGAGAATTAACATGGCAACAAACTCACTTGGAGGACGGTTTTCAATCCCTATCGAGGATTTGACAACACCAACTTCCACACAAAAATACAATCTTGGATTAGTTCTTGAAGTTTCAACCGCTGATCCTGATGATGCATTCACCGAGTATGCAACAGAATATATCTATGGACAAGCAGGCGAAGCTTTAACGGCGTATGAGCCTGCACAAATGAAAGAAAGATTTTCCTTCATTAAACCCGCGGATTCGGTAGACTATATGACGGTCTGTTCACCTCAAGTAAGCTTTACAGATACCTACTATGGGTTTTTTCTTTTTAAAGGAAAAGGAAAATGTAAAATAACTGCATCAGGTGCGATGGCAGTTGGAGATTATTTTTTCCCATCTGTTG